TTAGCGCGCCAGATTGTGGCTCTGGAGGCCCAGGGTTCGAATCCCTGTATCCACCTTTGTTGCGACTAGTGCAACAGGTTTGAAATATGACAACATCTTAGGATGTTGATCTTATATTTCTTGTTGGGCTATCGCCAAGCGGTAAGGCACTGGATTTTGATTCCAGCATTCGCAGGTTCGAATCCTGCTAGCCCAGCTTAAATTAAAAATATGGGATATTAGCTCAGTTGGTAGAGCACTTGACTTTTAATCAAGTTGTCCGGGGTTCGAATCCCCGATGTCTCATTAAGATGAATATAGCGGAAAGCCAGTAAAATCAAGGCTTTCCGCTATTTTTTTGTGATTTTTAAAGTAGTAAAAAGTAATCAAAAGTTGATTGTTTTTAATGTCCGCATTGCGTCCGCAAGGTGTTTTTTGACCCTAATGTCCGCATTGTGTCCGCAAATCAGATTGCCAAAACATCATTTACAACGGCTGCGGCATCTTCTTTTTCTTCCATGATGTGATTATATACATCCAGTACCATTTTCTCTGTATCTCCCATTAGTTGAGCAATTTTCTTTATACTGATTGCCGGTACCTGGTAACATAGGTTCGTGCAGTAATTGTGTCGGAAGATGTGTGCAGTTAGACCGGACACAACCGGAAAAGTATCAGTACCGCCTGCAGCATAATTTATTTTCTTTACGATGGACGCCCACATTTTTACATAAGCGGAATGCGTCATGCTTGATCCGTCGCGACAGGTAAATAGATATGTACCGGGAAGAGTAGAGATGTACTCTTTTAAGAAGGCTGCGGTAGTATCCGGGATTGGAACAGACCGAAATCCGTGATCGCTTTTTGGCATCTGCTTGATCTCCGACGTGTTTTTCGGGAAAATAAGCGTTTTTGTGATCGAGACAGAGTATTTGCCACCTACCGATTTAAAGTCGAATTTTGATAGAGCCAGAGCTTCCCCACGGCGTAATCCACAGGAATATATGATATAGATAAACGCTTTCTCCCTGTTTGTGAAATCTGCCTTTGAAATAGCTTCTTTTTCCTCGGACGTGAGAGGGCGTTTTTCTTTTTTGACATACTTTGGCAGATTGATGTCTGCGCAGATCTTGTCGTACATTCCGATGCCGATATAATTATCAGCTACAGCCATTTTCATGATCTGTTTAAAAGTAACTTCTATTTGTTCACAAGTCCGCGGCTTATCCAGTGCATTGTTGATAGCTAACTGGAAATGGCTGTTTCGTATGTCGGACAGACGTACATCTTCCAAAAATGAAAGGTGCGTTTCTATAATATTTTCGTACATTTTTCGAGTATTCATTTCACGGGCAGCCTTTTTTGTGAGGAGCCAGCTTCGGGCATATTCTAAAAAAGTCACGTCGGTTCCCTGAACATACTGACCATTTTCCACATCGTTTTTCAACTGATTTACCTGTCGCTCCAGATCAGCACTGGATTTCTTTGAGACGAGACGTTTACGATGCTTACTGCCATCTGTATTGTAAGTACCATCCCAGATCTTGGTTTCATACTCGCCACGGGAGTTTTTAATGTATTTTGCTTTTGCCATATGTATCATCCTTTCTGATATTAAAGGTGTCGAAATCGACCCGTTTTTTTGGGTATAAAAATAACAGCCAGCAGAGAACGGGTGTTCCGCTTGCGTTTGGCTGCTCCGAAAGGTATAATATGCTTTGTCTAGGATATTGCTTTTCGGAGCAATGTTTGCCGCTCTGGTGTTGGTAGCACTGGGGCGGTTTTTATTTATCAAAATTCATATGGCACAAAATAGTTATTCAATCACGTTATAATATGAGTAGTTATTATAACGGAGGTGTGCCAATGATAAATAAACAGTATAATCCGATTAACTGGTCTGACTACGATCCACATAATGAAACATGTATGGATATAAATGATTCTTATTTTACAGCTGAATTGCCGGAGGATGAACGACAATTATATGGCAGTACTGAAACAGTTGACATTAACAGAACAATCTAATTTTGCGACTTCGTAAACTGTTGTCTGCATACATTCTTTAATTGGAACATGGTACTGTGTTATGTTTTTTGTATAAATGTCATTTATTATTTTTCCGTCAATAGTGCCGCCTATGGAACATATTCTTGGAGCAGAGGTAACTAAATGCTTTTCTAAAATATAATTTGTAGAATTACCTATTGTAGAAGTATACATTTCATTATTGCTAGTCCGTCCAATAATTATAAAGGTTGATTTTAAATGTGATTGGGTCTCTTTGTTATTCATATGAAATGTCATAATCTCCCAGAAATCATCCATATAATATTGATTTATCTCTGTCCCCATTTCTTTTATAACATGATTCAGAAAATGTTCTATTGGTTCTGCAAATCCAGCAAAACCAATTATTATATTGCCGTTTATTTTTCTGGTTTTATTATAAAATTCGGAAAGGCTTCCATTTTCGCCAGCGCGTCCATCACTCATAATAATTGCGTTGTCTTTGTTTGCATATCCTAATATTAAACTCATGTGTCCCCCTATAACTAAGTGGTAAATGCAAGGTGTACATCATTAATTATTATTTGCTTTTCCAATCAATTCTTCTAATTTATTCCTATCCCAAAGTAAGACACCGTTATGTTCTGCCAGTTCTTTTGCACTTCTGGTAAAATACTGATTAGTTAATACAGCGGCAACATGGCAATCATAAAAGGTTTTGCCGGCAAACGCTTCTTGTACCGCTTTATTGCCTATGTTTTGGGAATAGCATTTGCATTGGATACCATATTTTACCCCATCTTTATAAGCAATAATATCAATACCTTGATCGCCACTTCCTCTTGTGACTTCAACATTTGAAAATTCATTTTTCTTTAATAGATCACCACAAAAATATTCAAACTCATGACCATCCATATTATCATATGGTTTGTTCAAATCCATCGTCCCTGCAGATATAACTGTTGTGGATGAACTATAAGTAGCGGGGGTATGAGATGAGGAAACAGCTTTTTTTAAGCATAATCCCGAGATATCTTTAAAAGAACCAGTTGCGATTCTAAATATATCTACGAGCCAACCAATTCCAAATAAACCCATGGTGAGAAGATATAAGATTCCTATTTTAGCTTTTCCAACATAAAAATAATGAGCACCAAAAAAACCGAGAAATATACACAATACAAGTGCAACTGTCTGGTTTTTCCCACTGACGGCAGGAGCCTGTATATAAGGACGGCTGACAGTTTGATTGGGTGTTGGTGTTTGCTGTGGTGCAGAGTAGTAATTATTAATTACGGTACTATTGGTTTGGTTATTTAATATGGTGTCAGGGGTGTTTCGCGGTAACTCACAACCACAGTATTCACAAAATTTCCCATTTCCTTCAGCTCCACAATTTGGACATTTCATAATATATTCCTCTTTTCTTTAGATTAATTCCATAACTCCTATATTCGGTTGAAAAAATATAACATAATTATCAACCTGTGTGCATACACCGTATTTATTTGTGTAGTATGTTAGGCTGTCGTTTAAAAACTCTTCGGTAACTCCAAGATATTCTGCTGTTTCAAACAGGTTTTTGCAGTTGTGCAAATATGCATCGATGATACCGCGAAGACCAACCTGTTTATTATAAGCAAGGATCCTACCTTGCATTTCCTGCTTTCGGTTTTCTATGGAAGATTGGTCAAGGATGTTACCAACGGCAGTATAATAATGTCCGAGCTCTTCTGCTAGTACACAGGCTTTTTCTGTTTCAGTCATGTCTTTTCGTATAGCAATTCGATTGCCCTTAATTCGCCCCTTACTGATTGGAAGCGGCTTTTCCTTTACAGTGAGATTGTTTGCATCTGCTTCTATAAGAAGTTCTTCATATGTCATGTGATTCACCTCCCGCAACAGTATAACATATTAAGTGTCCGATAAAACGGACTAGAAATCTTCATCAAGCATTTTTTCTTCTGCTGTTTTTAATTCATCCGGTGCACCCATGTAATCGTCGGCGTGCGCGGCATTAAGCTCATAATCAGAAGATTCTTTAACCGCCATAGGGACAATATTGTCTGATTTCTTCTTTTCTGCAACAGAGCGTTCATATTCTTCCTTTAAAGTAAAATCAACCATTTTTTTACCATGCTCATCGAGGTCACGGTATTTTTTTACAAGGTGTTCCATTTCTAAAGGGGTGGCAGCATCCTCCTGAGAACGTTCATTCATTTCATCTTGAAATAAATAATTTGCGTCACATTTTAAAGCATCGAAAACCTTAAAAAGAATATCTGCTTTAGGTGTACTGACACCGTTTTCATAATTTCCAACTGCACCTGGTGTTATCCCTAATAAAGAAGCAACCTCGCTTTGAGTTAATCCCAATTGTTCTCTGCGCTCTTTTAACCTATTTGAAAGTCCCATAAGCACCTCCTATATCTATATTTGAATATTACTATTTTTATCTTGTATCGTCAAGATAAAACACCAAAAAACTTGTTAAAAAAGTATTGACAAACCAAGAAACTAATAGTATCATGATTGCATCACCAAGAAACTTGAAGAAAGGAGAGAAAAACACCAAGTGAGTAATAACCAGATGATTATCAATAACATAAGACGGGTTATTCGTTCGAAGGGACTTAAACAGTGTGTTGTTGCCGAAAAAGCGGGATTTACACCGAATGCGTTCAGCTCAATGTTGAATGAAAGAAAAGCCATTATGGCTGAGTATATTCCAGACATTGCATTGGCACTGGGGGTTTCAGTGAACGAACTGTATAAGAAGGGAGATGATTGAGTGAAATATAGAAAAGGAATTAAAATTTCTGAAGCTACAGAGAAGGAACTCCTTCGATATCAGATGGAAAAGATAGCAAAGGAGTCCTGCAGTGAAGATCTTAGTGGAGAATCAACAGCTTTAGCAGAGCTGTATAAATCACTTAAGAACAGCGACATTCGAGTCTTTATTGGATTTTTGATAAGCCTTCATTTGATTGTAGACCTCATTGTACTTGTCAAAAAGCTGTTCCGGGGTGAGGTTTGAAATATCTGACTTTTGCAAATAAAGAATTGTTAAGTCATGTAATTTCTCAGACATAAGCATATCTCCTTTCATGATACTCGGACGCGGCAACGTCCTGTAAGGAGATCATACCACAGATGGAGAAATAAAGAAATGTAACGAGAAAGGAGAAATATGAGCGAAGTAGAAGAGTTAGAAAAACTGTGTAAGCCGGTAGTCGACTGGTTGAAAAAGAACCATGATCCGCATACCGAGGTACATATAACCGTAGATCACATTGATCTGATGGAGAGTGTGATCGGCATTCCAACAGAGTAGGAGGTGGTTAGATGATTTACCCTAAGCCGGTTATGAGAGCGACAGAGCTTGAAAAAATGGGATTTCCGCGTGAGTACTTACTTTATGCATACCGCAGAAAAGGACAAAACTATGCGTGGAAAGCGACTCCGGCAAGAAACAGTCCGATTTTGTTTGATACAGAGGTCTTTGAAAAGTGGAGACTTAGAACAACAGGAGCGGGGAGGTGAGAGTGTGTGAGAAGGTTATCTAAAATCATCATGGCAACCGGCGGGATTATATCAATGCTTGCCATGTGCTGTCTCGACAGCGACGGCATTTACATGTACTACGCCGGAGCAGTCTGTATCCTTGGCGGATTTATCGCCGGAGCTGGATATGGATTGAGAGTTCTGTCGGAGCGTAGAAGAGAGATGCAGATCGAGATGTTTTATTTTCATCAGGCGGACAAGCTGGATGGGGATATGGTGTTGATCGAGGACAAAAAAATAGCACCCTGACATTCTTTGGCGAGAGCAGGTGCTATTTCAATCGTGGAAATACCTAGTATTTCTGCGTTTATTGTAACACTGGAATTGAGGTTGTGTCAATGTATGAGAAACAATGCAAACGCTGTGGATGTTCCATGGATCCGGGCGAAGGTCGTAACGGAGTGTGTGATGACTGCATAACCGGGGAGACGGAACGGCAGAAGCGTGAAAAACAGATGGAGCGGATGGTCCGGGCAACGGATTGGGCGCAGATGGAAATGGAGGAATTTATAAGTGTCAAAAATTAAGTTGTGCAGTAAGGATGAGGAAAATCTTATTGAAGAGTTGCAGCATTTGAGTGAGGTTTTAGAAGAAATCGGCGTTGAGGGAGTGGCAGCGATTGTCTGTACATCCAACGGAGATATAAGAAGCAGGTTTTGTCTCAATACTGAGACAGAATTATCCATCATGATTGAGAACGATGGGGACAAAGTGACAAGAGAATACAGATATTAAAGGAGATCAAGCATGAGTAATATTACAAAAATTAAAATCAAAAATCTTTTCGGAATCAGAGAGTATGAGGCAGATGGAAGTTCTTTGGAGCTGTCCGGTAAAAATGGTACAGGCAAGAGTTCTGTGCTGGATGCAATTAAGTACGCGCTTACCAATAAGAGTGATCGCGACTATATCGTACATAAGGGAGAGAACGAGGGCGAGATTATCGTTGAAACGGATACCGGACTTTCCATTGATCGTAAGGTCAGAATAGGAAAGGCACCTTATAAGTCAGTGAAAAGAGATGGTTTAGAGGTAGGAAGTCCAGAAGCGTTTTTAAAGGAATTATTCACGCCGTTGCAGTTGAATCCTATCGAGTTTATGAACATGGATAAAAAGCAGCAGAATGCGATCATCCTTGATATGATTGAGTATCCATGGGATATGAACAAAATCAAGGAGTGGTTCGGGGAGATTCCGGCGTGGGTTTCTTACGATCAGAACATTCTTTCTGTGCTGAATGATATTCAGGCAGAGAACGGCGATTATTATCAGAACCGCCGTAATATTGACCGCGATATCAGAAATAAAAAAGCTTTTGTGGAAGAGATCGCAAATGGTATCCCAGTTGGATATGACGTTGAAAAATGGGAACAGGCAAGCGCCGGAGATATTTATCGTCAGATCGAGCGTATGCAGAAAGAAAATCAAACCATCGAGAGAGCAAAACTGTTGAGAGACAGTCGCGATAGTAAGATTAGAAAGTTTGATGCTGATCGTGAGATTGAGATCACAGCACTGGATCGTGAAATTGCTAACCGCGCAAACCAGATTGATAAATCCATTGCATCTTTAAATGAACAGATTAGAGCTTATGAGACGGAAAAAGAACAGCTTGCATCTAAGAAATCAGATAAGTTGGAAGTCATCGAACAGACTTACAAAGCGAATGTGGCACGTTTTGATGCAGAGATCGCCGAGTATGCAGAATATGCAGACAAGCAGCCACAGGATGTGACAGCATTGCAGGAGCAGGCACAGGAGATTGAAAAAATGCAGTCTCATATCAATGAATATAAAAGAATGCTCCGACTGCAGAGTGAAATCGAGGAAATGCAGGCACAGTCACAGGAGCTTACAGATAAGATTGAAAAAGCGAGAACGCTTCCGGGGGAAATCCTTACGAACTGTACGATTCCGATCGCAGGTCTGACGGTAGAAAATGGAACGCCATTGATTAACGGTCTGCCGGTATCGAACCTGTCAGAGGGAGAAAAACTGGATCTCTGCATTGATGTGGCAATTCAGAACCCGAACGGTTTAAATATCATCCTGATCGATGGAGTGGAGAAACTTGCAACAGATCTGCGTGAAAAACTGTATCAGAAATGCAAAAACAAAGGGTTGCAGTTTATTGCGACCAGAACAACAGATGATGACACAATGACGGTAGTTACATTATAGGAGGTATGGCATGGATAATATGGTATCAGTAGGGCAGCAGACGGCAGTTGCACCTAAGACATCACAGACAGAAATGATGGTAAACAGACAGACACAGGAAGTTCAGGGCGCCATCTTTATGGCTAAGAAGTTTCCCAGAGATGAATATGAAGCAATAGAAAAGATAAGAAGGAGTTGTCAGAGAGCCACGTTAGCAGAACAGGCAATTTATTCATATCCAAGAGGCGGGCAGAATGTCAGCGGACCATCGGTCCGTCTGGCGGAGTCATTAGCTCAGAACTGGGGAAACATCGACTATGGAATTATCGAGTTAGAGCAGAAAGACGGAAAATCAGAAATGATGGCATATGCGTGGGATTTAGAGACAAATACCCGTGTGACAAAGATTTTCGGTGTTGAGCATAAAAGAGATACAAGAAATGGATCGTATGCGCTTACTGACAGCAGGGATATTTATGAGGCTACCGCAAACTTCGGTGCAAGAAGAATGAGAGCCTGCATACTTGGAGTTATTCCGGGAGACGTTGTAGATATGGCTGTTAATGAATGTAAAGAAACACAGAAAAAAAGCTATGGAGAACTTCCGAGCCAGGAGAAGATCAACAAGATTGAAAAGCTGTTTAAAAAAGATTTTGGAGTTACAAAAGAACAGATCGAAAAATATGCAGGACGGAACATGGGAGATTTTGGTGCTGACGAGTGTACCGACTTATGGGGAGTATACACAGCTTTGAAAAACGGACAGGCAAAGGTAGAGGATTATTTCCCTGTTGAAAAAGAAGTGCCAGATCCATTCGCAGATTCCAGACAGGCACAAATCGCAAAAGAAGCATCGGAGGTATTTGATAATGTTATTAACGAGTGAGAATTATTACAGCCGTGAGGCAAATGAAGAGTATTTATCTGTCAGCCAGTATAAAGATTTTATGGGTACATACGGCAAGCCCGGCTGTGAAGAATATGCCCTTGCAAAGTTAAATGGTACATGGGTGGAAAATATGGAAGATTCACCTGCACTTATGATGGGGTCTTATGTAGATGCACACTTCGAAGGAACGCTTGATTTGTTCAAAGCGCAGCACTCATGCATGTTTAAAAAGGATGGAAATCTGAAAGCTGATTATATAAAAGCAAATGAGATGATTAACAGATGTGAAAGGGATGCACTGTTTATGCAGTACATGAGTGGCGAAAAACAGGTCATCATGACAGCGGATATGTTTGGTGCAAAGTGGAAAATCAAAATTGACAGTTACCATCCAGGCAAATGCATTGTGGATCTGAAAACCTGTCAGGGTATAAAAAAGATTTTCCCACATCATGATATCGGATTTCTTAACTTTCTTGGAGAATGGGGTTATTACATTCAGGGAGCAGTGTATCAGAAAGTTGTTGAGATCAATACAGGGAAGAAACTTCCATTTTTTATTGCTGCTATTTCAAAAGAGAAAGTGGCAGATATAGAACTCATTGCAGTAGAACAAAGTCTTTTAGATGAAGCACTCACGGAGGTAGAGCACAATACGCCGGCAATTCTTATGTTGAAAAATGGAGAGACAAAACCGATTCGTTGTGAAGTATGCGATTATTGTAAGGCTACAAAGGTGCTGACAAAACCTATCTGGTCAAGTGAATTGATCGGGGAGGTGTAAATGAAAGATTCTATTGTTGTTGATATGAAATATGCCGGGTATGACATGATCGACGGCACGCCGAACGTGCACAGGCATCATATCTTTGAGGGGACAGCGAACCGCCGGTTATCGGACGAAGATGGTTTGTGGGTGCCGTTATCCTATGAGCATCATGAGGGGAACATGAGCGTGCACCGTAATAAGGAAATGAGTGTGTTGATGCATATTATCGGTCAGCTTGCATGGGAAAAGCATTATATCGTAGAACATGAAGATGTGAGCGAGGATGATGCCAGGGACACATTTCGGAAGAGATATGGAAAAAGTTATTTGTAGGGTTGAAACACCTTAAGAAACAGTTCATGCAGAATAATATATCACAGTATTATTGAGAGCCATGATCTCCGGTGCCGATGGGTGCCGGAGGGAAAGGAGAAGATATTGAATCAGTTAGAGATTTTTAAGAATAGAGAGTTTGGAGAGATCCGAACAGTAACGGTAGATGGAGAACCGTGGTTTGTTGCGAAAGACATTGCGGAAATTTTGCAATATACAAATACACAAAAAGCCATCAGAGATCATGTTGACGAAGAGGATAAGCTGACCGAACGAATCGTTCTGTCAGGTCAAAACCGGGAAGTTATTTGTATTAATGAATCGGGACTTTACAGTTTGATTCTTTCAAGCAAAATGCCAGGAGCAAAGCGTTTCAAACGTTGGGTGACATCGGAAGTGCTGCCACAGATCAGAAGAACCGGCACCTATCAAAAACCGCTGACACCACAGGAAATGATGCGTGTACAGCTTGGTATGATCGATGGACATGAAGAGAGAATCACACATCTTGAAAATACTATGACCATTGATTATGAACAGCAGCAGGAATTAAAGAAAACTGTAAATAAAAGAGTGATTGAGGTTCTTGGTGGTAAAAAAGCACTGGCATATAAGGAAATGAGCAAAAAGGTGTTTTCTGAGTGTAATCATGATATTCAGGATTATTTCAGAGTCAATTCCAGAAACAATATTCCAACCAAGAGATACCAGGAAGCTGTTGAATATGTCGAAGGATGGAATCCAAGTAATAATACAATCCTTGAAATAAGAAGCTGTAATGTGGGAATGGGTGGTGTCAATGGAGTATAAATTTACGATTCCCGGACGGTTGGATGGCCTGAATGATTACACAGCCGCCAACCGGACGAATCCCCGCAAGGGCGGACGGATGAAAAAGAAAAGCGAGGATTCTATCATCTGGTATATAAGGCAGCAACTTCCAGGTGTACATATTACGGATCCGGTTCTGATCTACTATCAGTTTTATGAAAAAGACCGTCGCAGGGATAATGATAACATTTTGTCCTGCGCCGCCAAGTTCGTGCAGGACAGCTTGAAAAAAGCATGGGTAATCAAAGATGATGGTCAGAAATTTATACCGCATTTTTACTTTGATACGGACGTGGATAAGGACAATCCAAGAATTGAAGTGACCATTACGGAACTTACACAGGCGCAGGCAAAAATGTCACTGAGAGAGCTTCTTAAGGACTTGGAAACGGGGTGATGTCTTGACGGATGAAAAGAGCAGCTTTGTCCTGTATGCGGAGTATCTGGAACATATAAAACTGCTTACGATGGAACAGCGCGGAGCACTCCTGACGGCAGTATTGTGTTACGCGTCAGGGGATGAACTGCCGGAAATGGACGGCATGACCAATATGGCATTCAGCTTTATCAAATCAAGGATAGATCGTGACACTGCCGCGTATTTAGAGAAGATTGAGAAACGTCGGGAAGCCGGAAAACTTGGCGGCAGACCAAAAACAAAAGATGTTTCACAAAAACAAGAGAAAGCAAAAAAAGCAAATGGTTTTTCTGAAAAGCAAAATAACCCTGTTACTGATAATGTTAATGTTACTGTAAATGTTAATGATAATAATAAAAATACTTTGGCGGATGCCAAAGCGTTGTTCGAACGTCTGTGGAAAGCATATCCGAACAAAAAAGGCAAAGGACAGGTATCGGATACCCAAAAGAAACGGCTACTTGCAATCGGGGAAGATAGGCTTGTTAAAGCGATTGACCGCTACAGTCTTGAATTGCAGAAGGACGCCGACTGGCGGAAAGCACAGTACGGGAGCACATTTTTTAACAGTGGCTATGTAGATTATCTGGATGAGAACTATGTGCCTGGCAAAGTGACAGAGCATAAGGGCAAAAGCAATGCTTTTAGTAATATCAATCATCGTCAGTATGACTATGATGAATTAGAAAAACAGGTGCTAAATTCACAACCGGGAGGTGGTTGAAGTGAATATGACGGAGGGAGAAATTTGCAGGCAGTACCGCAGCGCAAAGGACAGAGCAAGCCAGTTGCAGATTTTAGCAGATTTAAATTGTGTGCCGCGATTGGAGATCATTAAGATCCTGATGCATAACGGTGAACAGGTGCGGTTGCCACTTGCGGCAAAAGGTAAGAAAAGAACAACGGAGCTGACGGACGAAGAGTATACGGCAGCACTGTTTAGACGGTTGGATGTACTTGATCGGGAAATCTCTAAAAGAGAAAGAGAGTACCGGGAGATTGTGGCTGTGATGAAAGGAGCAGGGAGATATAAATGTGGAAAGAAGGTAAGAAACGCCGCACAATTATCGGAAAAATGAATAATAACTTGTCAATGCCGACAAAGCACCCGGACCAGGATGCGTTGAAAAGATTCAGAGAAGTACCGTATCAGTTGCGGTATGGGAAGGAGAAGAAAGATGCTGAATAGAGAAAAATACGCGGAAGAGATTTTAAATATTGCCTGTGATGGATGCAATATTGCGTTAATTAATGGGAAACTGGAAAAATGCAGGGGAGTCTGCAATAAATGCGATTTTTGCGATAATGACATTAGAAATGCTGGTCGTTGCAGAGAAAAAGCAAAAGAATGGGCGAACGGCCAGTATGTTGATTGGAGCGAAGTTCCAGTCGATACACCGATTTTGGTCAGAGATTCTGAACTTTTTGCGTGGAGCAAAGAACATTTTGCAAAATATGAAGATGAAACGGTTTATACATGGGATTACGGAAAAACGTCATGGAGCACATATGACGGTAAAATGAGTAGCTATAAATATGCTATGTTGCCGGAAAGTGAGGATCAGAATGAAAATAAGCAGGATTAAAAACCGGATATCTGAGGTAGCAACAGAAGCCTGTGGGTATTCTCCTCTAACAAAAGTGGTTTCGGAGGAAGAGATCAACAGAATTTTGGAGCAGGAAAGCGGATGGATTCCATGCAGTGAGCAGATTCCAGAAGAACCGGAAGAAAATCCGTTATTTGAGGGAAAATGTCTTGAAGTGTATTTGGTAACAACAAAATACGGAAGTAGTGAGCAAGACAAGGTATACCCATTTAGAGCATTTTGGAATGGAATTAATTTCACGGATGGAATGAATATTCTGGACGTTATTGCTTGGATGCCGCTACCAGAGTCATACAGAGAAAGTGAGGAATGATATGAAAGATGGAATACATCCTGATGGATGCATAGTGACAAATAAACAGACCAATGCAGACCGGATCCGGAGCATGACGGATGAAGAGCTTTTGGATTTCCTTTGCTCAATCGAAACATATGAGCAGGGTAGCGTAAAGACCATTGAGGGCGGCGTAGCAATGTGTTCTGTTGCAGAGGTGGAACAATGGCTTAAGGCAGAAAGTGAGGGATAGCATGAACAGAGCGGAAACAACAAGGTTTCTCGGAGAACTGCTTGTAAGTAGCCGATTTAGCGGCATGGGTAAATACTGGGCGAGTGAGGTTAGCATTGACGCGTTCACAACTGCCGGGAAGGGTGGAAGAGTAGATTTCATGCAGTTTGAACCGCCAAACCAATACGCAGTGTCATCGTTGGAAAAGGGAATTTTTATATGCTACGAAATCAAAAGTTGCAAAGAGGACGTATACAGCGGGAATGGTCTAAACTTCTATGGTGAGAAAAACTACATAGTAACCACGATGCAGTGTTATAAAGATATTCTTTCAGACTTGAATGATAGAACTTTTGAAAAACATCTTATTAAAACAAATCCAGAATCTTCCAAGAATTTTGGAATTATAGTGGCTGTTCCGTGGATACGGGATAAATATCAGGAGTTTGAAGAACCGACACGGGTATCGGATGCTGTATCGTGGAGACTGGAAATAATAAAGCCCTGCATCGTGGGAAGCAGAAAAAAGTCTATGACGGAAATGCTGTTTTGTATGATGCGGAGCGGACATTAAATTTGAGAAAACGAGGAGTGGTATGGAAAAGATGACAGACGGAACATGCAGTATCTTAAATGATACTTGTCCGGAAAAGAATATTATGGACTGCCGGTATTGTCAGTTGCATAGCGTTGTTGAAGATTACAGAGACCGGGTATACAGGAAGCAGGAGGAGAACGATGGAGAGATTAGCACAGACAAGTGATAGAGGCGGAGTTGCCTTTACATTTGATTTAGACATAACCTGTGAGCCCAGTGAGATAAAAAAGATACTGAAGCTTGCTGAGAGGTTAAAAGACTATGAGGATGCCGAGGAGCAGGGATTACTTCTGCGGTTGCCGTGTGGAATTGGCTCAGATGTATATTTAATTCCTAGCAAAGTCAATTATGAATTAAATATTTTAAGTCTGCACCCGGAGAACAATAAAATTTATCATCAGAAAGTAGCCTTTATTACTTTTACAGAAAAAGGATGGTACATGGAGTGTGACAAAGATCGGGAATATGGTACAGACCGAATCCTGTCAGAAAAAATGTACAAGGAAACCTGGTTTTTATCACAAGAGGAAGCAGAAGCCAAGTTGAAAGAAATGGAGGAAAAGGATGGAAGATAGATATTTATGCAAAGCAAAACGAACTGATAACGACGAATGGGTTATTGGCGGTTTGGTACGATATGGATTTACCGGAAGAGAAAAATACTATATCGTCCCTAGTTACGCATCAGATTTATATGCTCTGAAAATTGATCCATCCACAATTTGTTGGTGCACCGGACTTAAGGATAAGAACGGAAAGCTGATTTTTGAGAATGATATTCTTTCAGGGCATATCGACGTTGAGTTTCCAGAAGATGAGACGAGAAAGCGTGTCGTGTGGCATGAAAACGGATGGTGTACGAATGAGCCGGGCTGTGATGACTACGAGGAATTGGATGATTTTGATTCAGAGAATTTTGAAGTGATCGGCAACATGATTGATAACCCGGAACTGTTGGAGGTGTAACAATGGATGAGAACAAGGCAATAAAAATAATCAGGCAGGAAATGGAATGGGAAAGTAAAAGCAGTACACTTAGAGCTTTTGAGAAAGCAATCAAGGCACTGGAAGAAATACAGCTGTACCGTGCAATCGGCACACCGGAAGAATGCCGGGCGGCTGTGGAGAAGCAGACGGCGAAGCGACCGAGAATTATTGGAAATGCAATGATTTGCCCATCATGCCCAAGATGTTTTAAAAGTGCTAGTCCCACATATTGCCCGAGTTGCGGTCAAATGATTGATTGGGGGAATGAAGAATGAACAAAGAACTTAAACCATGCCCGTTCTGCGGCGGAAAAGCAATGTTCTTTACCATTGTAAATAAGTCATCACATTCGGATGTTGGAGTAATGTTCAAAATCAAATGTATGAAATGCGGAACAGAACTTCCAAAAAGCTATGAATGTGAGATGTATATGGATCAGGACGGTGGAATCAGAACAGGAAAAGACGAGCGAACAAAAGCAACTACAGATTGGAACAGGAGGGCAAACAATGAGACTGATTGATGCGGATGCATTGGTAAAACGACTAGAAAAAAGTCATGAATATCACGCAAAAACAAGCAGAGAGGAAGTTTTACTTTTCCGTGATATCAGAATTATAAATGAACAGCCGACCGCCTACGACCTAGACAAGGTTGTAGAGCAGTTGGAGAATGAAAAGAATCCGATCTACAGAGAGGTTGAGAGTATTATGGGTGACCGGCAAAGCATTAAAATCGACAAAGCAATCGAGATTGTGAAAGGCGGTGGAGTAAAGTGACAAGAGAAGATAAAGAAGCAATTTTAAATAGTTTTGACGAAACAATGATACAACCGGATGAAGCTATGAACCTCACAGAAATGAGAGCATATGTAAAAGGTTTTGAAGATGCTAGAAATGCAATGTTTGATGCGACTGACAAGTTTTATCGAAGTAATAAGACGGATTAGAACCGTAGAGAAGAGGTGCACTGATATGTCAAAAGCAGCATTAGTTATGGATATGCCGGAATCATGTGATATGTGTGATTTTGTAGATGATGAGCAACCGCCAAGATACGGAGAAAAAACATTGTATTGTGGAGTACCGGGAATGGGAGAGGACGTAACAGATTATATAGAATGTAGACCCGAATCTTGCCCGCTCCGGGAGTTGCCAGAGAAGATACCAGAGTTGAAATCTGGTTATGAAGATCTCAGCACATCAATACGTCGGGTGGGTTGGAATGCCTGCTTAGATGAAATTTTGAAAGAATCTCAAAATGAAGGAGGGGCCAGCAAGACGAATCCCACTGGCTAGTTATGAAAAAGAATCTATATAAAAAGGTTATTTCCTTTTGACAGTTATTAATATAGCTATGCTACGTGAAAAAGGTATGACACAAATTTGAAAAAAGTGTAAAAGAAGATTGATGTACGGTTAGGTTGAGAAAAACCGACGGAAATGAGGTGAATATATGAAATACTTTATAATTAATAATCTTTGTACAATCATCACTGCGTTAGTTGTAAATAAAATTGTAGCTATCTACTATATGAAAATAATAGATAGCTATGTAAATGATATCGTTGCAATGCTTAAAGAGTTAATCAGGACAACATATATCGAGAAATGAAACACCTAAAGGAGTTGGTTTTATTAAACGTTTTTGTAATTGAAATGTACAATCTGGATATTGATTTTGAATTTGTAGCATTTCATCACATTGCTCATATTTAAAATAAGCAGCGTCATCATATATGGAGAGCGATGAAGGAATTTCAACTAGCCCTTGTTTAGATAGAAAACTGATGGAAAGAGATTGGCGTTCATATATAGTACATTCTGAGTTTTCTAAAAATATATTTTGCAACACCACGGCATACAAAGATGGGCTATCAGATGTTCTAACAATATTGCAAATTGGTAACTGATAATTATCAAATATTAGTTTTAAGTTTTGAGCATCTAGTGGTGTCATGGTTTTTAATATATCCGAAAAAGAAGGGTGAACAATATCCTGTTTTTCAATATCAAGCGATGATGAAATTAAATTTGCAAACATTTCACGTAGACTTGGTTCTTCAACACAGTATTTTGCATTTTCTAATGCAGGCATTACTATTTGGGTATTTGCTTCGACACGATTTTCTTTTGGAATAGAAGTGATTTTTGAACTTAAGGATTGCTTAAATTCTTCTAAGTCTTTGGCATATTTTAATTTACGTTTTTCGGCTAATTGTGAAATACCGCCAAAGACTAAAAACCAACAATCAGATAATGTTTGACCGACATTTTTGGAAGGCAAATCTGTAAGATTTTTTAATGCATTATCAACTGATTCTGGCAAATCAGCATTTAAAACGCTGAAGTTATTAGTTGTATCCTTAGACATAAAAATTCCTCCTTATGTGTAAATTAAAATCATTATACATCAAAGAGGTAAAAACTACAATAATATGAAAGGAGCCGGAACCTATCCGGATAAAAGGCGCGCCGGGTTCCTTTAAAAAAATGATACATGGAGAATTGATAGTTGACAATTTTGCCGGTGGGGGCGGTGCTTCCACTGGAATAGAACTTGCAACCGGATATAGCGTAGACATTGCAATCAATCATGATCCAGAAGCAATTAAGATGCATAAGGCGAACCACCCGAACACGAAGCATTATTGTGAAAATGTGTGGGCGATTGATCCAGTCAAGGCATGTAACGGGCATCCTGTCGGACTTGCCTGGTTTTCCCCGGACTGCAAGCACTTTTCAAAGGCGAAAGGAGGAAAGCCAAAGGATAAGAATATCCGTGGTCTTGCATGGGTTGCCTTACGATGGGCGGGGCTTGTCAGACCGAGAGTAATCATGTTGGAGAACGTGGAAGAGTTTAAAACATGGGGACCGTTAAATAGAGGGCATCATCCGATTAAGGAAAAGCAAGGCAAGACATTTGAGCGGTTCGTGCAGCAACTTCGGAATTTGGGCTATGAAGTGGAATTCCGTGAGTTGATCGCCGCTGATTATGGTGCGCCGACCATGCGCAAACGATTCTTTATGGTTGCAAGGTGTGACGGAAAGCCGATTGTATGGCCGGAGCCGACACACGGACCGGCGGACAGCGAAGCTGTAAAGGTGGGATTGCTGAAACCTTATGTCGGAGCATACACACAGATTGATTTCAGCCGACCATGTCCAAGTATCTTTGATACTTCAGAAGAAATCAAAGAAAAATACGGAATCCGGGCAGTAAGACCACTGGCACAAAAGACGATGGACAGAATAGCCAGAGGATTTAAAAAATTCATCCTTGATAATCCGGAACCGTTTATTATCCAGTGCAACCACGGCGGTGAACGTAGACCAAACGATATTCGGGAGCCGATGCCGACCATAACCGGGAAGCATGGATACGGGATTGTAGAGCCGTATATGGTGCAGATCGGGCAGACCGGATTCACAAAAGATCGAAGCAAGGATGTGCGGGAACCACTCACAACGATTGTGAGCAAAAATGAGCATTGTCTGATTGAACCAATGCTTGCACCATACATGGGAACGAATACGACAAATCATCCGGGCGGAAATTGCAGAGATCCGATACATACGATCACCACAGGTAATCAACAATGCCTTATTAGCCCGACGCTTATTCAGTACCATTCAGAAACAGCAAAGGACGAAGTAAGAGGGCAGTTGATTGAAGAACCTATTATGACAGTTGATAGCTCTAATAGATACGGACTGGTAACATCGTTTCTGCATAAATATTATGATGGTGGTTACAAAGGTGCAGGAGAAAGTATGGAGAAGCCGCTACCGACAGTGACAGCATGGGATCATAACAGTGTGGTTACGGCGAATTTAATTCAGATGAACAATCACTGTGATGGAAGAGATATGCGTGATCCTATTCCGACAATTACCGCCGGTGATGGACATTTTGGAGAGGTCAGGGCATTTCTTGTGAAATACTATGGACAAGGAACGGGACAGGATCTGAAAGAACCGCTTGATACAATACCAACGCATGACAGATTTGGACTGGTGACAATCAAGGGTGTGGATTATCAGATTGTAGATATCGGACTGCGGATGCTGGAGCCGAGAGAGTTATATGGATGCCAAGGATTCCCGGATGATTACATAATAGACCATGATTATACCGGAAAGACCTACCCAAGAAGCGAACAGGTGCGCCGCTGCGGCAATGCTGTGTGTCCACCGATACCGGCAGCACTGGTCAGAGCAAATTTGCCAGAATTGTGTGTTGCAAAGCGGATGCCAAATATGCAGATAGAAGCAGAGCAGACCGGACAGCTCCGGTTTGCGTAAACCTTAAATTTTTCGGAGGTGTTGCCATGAATTTATTTGAAAAAGTAAAATGCAAAGGCTTTTATAAGCCATTTAAAGACGGAAGATGGCTGTATCTCGACAGGAAAACATTAACTGCTGATGCAATGGACAATAATCTGGCAGATGGAAACAATGATGGCACTGTCGAAAAAAATGTTGAATATATCGAGAAAACTTATTTCAAACACGTTGATAAGAATTTCACAGGTGTAATTGTTGGATATAAGGATATTGTCATCAAAGGCTATCTTGATGCGATTTATGAAGATGAATGTGATGTAGGTATCGGAGTCATTCCAGAAGCGTTTTATGTATCGAAAAGAGCAAAAGAAACGGTAAAATGTGCTGTTGTTTATTATGCGAACAATTTAAAACATTATGTTCCATTGGAAGATTTGGAGGTGCTGTCATGATACAGACAGCAGAAGATAAAGTGAAAGAGTACTGCCAGTGCATCCGCAGAGAAATAGAACACTGGAAAGTTATCAATCAGAACGGGTGTAATGATCCGTTCTGGTCCGATGGATGCAATATGAATCTAACACGGAATCATATCATTTATTATCAGTCAAAGATCCGCGAGGCCTGCACAGAAAATCAGTTGTCATTACCGGAGGAATGTTATTTATCCATACCGCCGGAAGTGGACAATAATTATATGGCAAATCTTAAGCAAAAACCACGGGTGGAGAGATTGCGTCAGTTAGGGAGGATCATGACTGGACGCATTTATCAGTACGACGAGAACCAGATGAGTTTATTTTAGAACCAGATAACAAAACCAAACGATCATCATACCACTTTCCGCAGTAGTATATGCGGCGGGTGGGAGATGATGCGGAAAGAGAGGATCACAGATGGATTGGAATTATGACATGGACAGTTGCCCATTAGATACAAAGGTTTTCTTATTGTCAGCAAGCGACAACTTGCTCTTGCCGCAGCGTGAATTTGTCGGCACTCTTACATGCAAGGGACATTCTGTTAGAAGAGGTAAGTGTTTTAGTGGATGTCCAGAGTATTTTTATAGAAGCAAAATTGTTGCGTGGAAGAAATATAATGCAGAAAGAGAGGAATAATTGCATGAAGTATACGGTAGAACTGACAGAAAACGGAATTAATGAAACATTGGAATTGAATGGAATAACTTACAGAAAAGAATGGACAAGGTTGGAAAATGGTTTACTTCAGTGCTCACAGAAAGATTTCTCGGAGCAGATGAGAGAGAATGGACATGATGGAGGACTTGTTGCGAAAGTTGAGGATATATTTGATGGGTTTTTAGCGGGAGATGTAGATGATATGAGAGACTTTTTGGATTAAGTGAGGCGCAGAGCAGGGAGAAAAATAAAATAAATTTGTAGTACATTGATAATTGAATATTGACGGTTGGCGTAGTATAATTGAAGAAAACTACGAGGTGATAAACATGGAATATGATTGTAAAAAACCATTAGGGGAACATTTGGAAGAATATATGGATTCAGATCTGTCAAAAATCTGTTCCGAACTAGCAATTCGTGGAATTGTGTATGAAAGTCAATTCAGGACATTGGGATCTATGGTTTGCAAACAAAATACAACAGCATTATCAAATTTGTTTACAGAAAAGACAGGGTGCCGAATATGGTATGCATATGATAAAAGGACTTGCAATTTTGTGTTTTATGATATGGATACATATAAAGCAGATGAAGCAATCAGATTATCTGAAGATTATCAAACCAGAAGAGTTAAGTAGATATATAGGTATATTACCAACCGTCAATATTCGATGGTTGGTATTTTTTTTGCGTAAATTTTGAGAGGGGGAATGTACTTGGATGAAAAAGAGATATACGAGATCTGCATGGGTGTGGACAGCATCATAGCTGATAAACTGACAGAATCAATCGTTATTGGTACCAGTTATGACATGCTGGAAGCGCACTACGGCATTCTCCCAATCAGCAGGCGGAGCTTTTACCGCAGAAGGGGGACTGCACAAAGGCTGATACGGCAGAGAATGGTGCATTTGGTAGAAGAAAAGAACGGACAGTTTAGAATGGAGTGGTAGATATTTCCATTGACATAAAAGAACACACGTTCTACTATGAAGCTATAATATATGAAAGGACGGAAAGTGTATGGTAAAAAAGAAAGATGAGATATATCATTTTATTATAGCTTATATGAAAGAAAATTTGATTTCTCCTACAGTGAGAGAAATATGCGATGGTGTTGGTCTGAAATCGACATCATCAGTGTATTCGCATCTTAAAACTCTGCAAAAGCAAAATCTTATAACTATGAGAGAAGGGGAACCTAGAACAATAAGACCAGTGGGATATGAAATAGTAAGAATTCCAGATGAAACAGAATAAATATTCGGAAGGGAGGAATAGAAACCTCTCTTTTTCTATGCTTAAATTTGGCACAAATCCTCTGATTACCTGCCTTATAATTATGATATGAGGAAAGGACTATGCCATGTATAAAACACAGAGAAATTACGAAAATGCACAGAGGATGTTATTTGACGGAGTGGGACAGTATGACATACCGGAGATAGAGCTTACACAATTTAATAATGCGGAATTTATCGGATTCAACTATGCAAGAAATGCGAAAGAGCCTGAGAACAAAGCGGTGCATTTCTTCCTGGATGATTACCAGTTTACCAGAGTGTGGACAGATCCTGATAGATATGTATCAATACTGCAACGGTTCAAGTATGTGCTGACACCGGATTTTAGCTTATACATGGATTTTCCAAAGGCATTGCAGATATATAACCATTACCGGAAACACTGGCTCGGCGCATACTGGCAGATGTATGGTATCAATGTCATTCCTACAATCTGTTGGAGCAATCGTGATTCGTTCGAATGGTGCTTTGATGGAGAACCTACACAGAGTGTTGTTGCAGTTTCTTCTGTCGGGACACAGAACAGCGCAGAAAAGAAGCAATGCTTTCTTGATGGATATTTTGAGATGGTAAAAAGGTTAGAACCTACCCAGATTATTTTTTGTGGCAAAGTCCCGGATGAGTGTAAGGGAAATATTGTACATATCAAGCAGTTTAGTGAGAAGTGGCATGAGGCGGAGGTGGCGCAGTGGTAGAGAATTTGCAGTTCTTTGGTGGCAGAGGAGCCAGTAGTGGATTAAGCGATAAAGGTAAGAAGTATGGCAGTGAATATAAAACACTATATCAGACTGGAAATATAAAATTTGTTAGTTATAACAATGGATCAGCTACAGCACCAATGGAAACCATGACAGATGGGCGAGTGTATGCAGTTGTAAATACCAAGAATGAAATAAAAAGTATCTCATATTACGATAAAAACAAGAAGCGGTATAAGCAAATTGATACAGGGCATTTACACAATGTGAACGGAAAAAAGATTGATCCACATACACATAGGGGATATGTACATGACGAAAAGGGAACGTATGAGGTAAGTTCAAAAGAAAGAAAAATGATTGAAAGAGTGCAGAGGGCATGGTATTATCATATCAACAGGTAGTAGTTTAGGAAGGAGAACACACAGCAATGTGAGGCTCCGGTGGTCAATCCGGACACCTGTAAAAAGATACCATGTCCTTGATGGATGCGGTATCTTTTTTTATTGCCATGAAAGGAGATGATTGTGTGGCAAACCTTAAAGGAAAGATGAAAAAACTACAGACAGCTATTATAAAATGTGGAATGGTTGTGAAAATAAATCAAAATCAGTTCTATTCGGAAGAGCAGAGCCGCATGATTACCTCTTATCGTATTATTACACCAGTATACTGTTATAACAAATTTAGTGGAGAATGGAAAACGAGAGACTATGAGATATTAAAGACTTGCTCAATGGTGGATGTAATCTATTGTCTATTAGATATCTATAAGGCGGTGAGCGGATGAAGAAAGAACTCACACCGAAGCAGAAAGCATTTGCAGATGAATATGTGAAGAATGGTGGTAATGCGGAGAGGGCAGCTATAGCGGCAGGATATTCGGAAAGATATGCAAGAGGAAACGCACATAAGTTGGTTGCAAACAGTTGCATCTCTGAATATATAGCAAAACAGACCGAGCGCATCGAGAAAGAGCAGCACCGCGACATTATGAGTCTTGCTGACATCCAAGAGCGTAGAAGTAAGATTGCAAAAGGCGAGGTTACAGACGGATTGGGGTTCGCACCGGACTTCTCCGATCAGCTTAAGGCTATGGACGGATTGGAAAAAGCACTGACGATAGCAGAAAAGCAGAGGATTGAACGGGAGGAAAAAGAAAAGCGGGAGAAAGCACCTCTGTGGACGATACCAATCACAGACATTACTTCCGATTTTGTGGAGATATACCGGACGGTGCATGAAGCATTTGCCGGGGAAATAGATGTGCATGAGATTGTATCTAAGGGCGGTCGTGGCTCTATCAAGTCCAACTTCTGGGGAGACCTGGCATACGAGACCATCCGGCAAGATCCACAGGCGCATATTGCATATACCAGACGATACAAGGTCGACTTACGAGGTTCCGTGTATAACCAGTATATGAAAACTGTCATTCGCTATAACGATTTGGATAACTGGGATTTTAAGCAGTCTCCAATGTGCGCGGTATATAAGCCAACCGGACAGATGGTAATGTTCGTTGGTGCGGACAAGCCTATCAGTTTAAAGTCTTTCAATGTGCCATTTGGATATGTAAAGATGCTGATCCATGAAGAATGTGACGAGATGGCAGGCGTGGAGCAGATGGATAACATCGAAGATACATTTCTCAGATCTGATACGCCAGCGTTGGATATCAAGATATTCAACCCACCGAAGAGTAAGAACAACTTCATGAACCAGTACGTGGAAGAGTGCCGGAATAAACAGCAGACCAGGATTTGCCACAGCTATTATTACAATGTGCCGGTGAAGTGGCTTGGTAAACGATTCTTTGAGCGTGCGGAGTGGTTCAAGGTACATAAGCCACTATATTACCGCAATAACTATATGGGCGAAGTAACCGGTACTGGTGGTGGCATCTTCGACAATGTAGAAGAGCGGACCATCACGGACGCAGAGATAGAGAATCTGCCATTTCTCTATTATGGCCTGGACTTTGGTTTTGAGCACCCGCAAACATTTGAGGTTGCCTACTATGACGAGGACACAGATACATTGTATTGCGTGTCGGAGGTATTTGCCAAGCGGTGCAAGAACAGCGCATTTGCCCGAAAGATTAAGGAATACATTACAGAAGAGATCATATGTGACTCGGCGCGGCCAGATGCCATTGCAGAGTTGCAGGATTGGGGATTTAATGCGATCGGTGCCAAAAAGCGTTGGGGTTCCGGCAAGGGAAGGGATTATTGCTGGGAATGGCTGCAGCAGACCACAAAGATTGTGGTTGATCCGGAACGATGCCCGCACCTTGCGCATGAGTTGACAACATTGGAGCATGAGCAGTTGGCAGATGGCAGCTTTTCGGACGCTTACCCGAAGATTGGTGAGGACTGTACAATGGCACTGATCTACGGATTGAACCGCGTGATTATGGAGAGTCGCCGCAATAATGGACTGTATGATGACGAGATAGACGAAGATGAGGAGGAAGAGGACGATGGAGAATATGAAGATTAATGTTCTCGGAACAGAATACAAAATTGAGACACACAAAGTATCAGAGGATAAGTATCTGGAAGAAAATAGCTTAGCCGGTTATTGTGGCGAAGAGAGCAAATTGATTGTTGTTGCGGATATGTCAGAAGAAAAATACTTTGACCTGAGTGAAGAAGAACAGAAGTCATACAGGAAAAAGACGTTGCGCCATGAAATTGTGCATGCATTTTTGAACGAGAGTGGATTATCAGATTCTTCAAACCGGTATAATGGCGGTTGGGCAAAAAATGAGGAAATGGTTGATTGGCTTGCTATTCAGTGGCACAAGATAGATGAAGTATATAAACAGCTTGGCATTTAAGGCGGTGGCATATGAACATATTCACACGAGTAAAGGAGTTTATCATGAATTTATTCAAAATAAGTGCAGAGAAAGAATTTAATGTTGATATTATTTCTTCTGATCTGATGGAGATGGCACAGATCGAGTGGCAGAACATCATTAAGGGTAGACCGTACTGGATGAGCAAGACTGTGCGCACAATCAATTTTGCAAAGTTTCTCTGCTATTACACCAGCAAAAAGACCTGTCTGGATCTCAATGTGACGATCAGTGGCAGCGACAGGGCGGATTATATCAATCAGTGCATTGGTGCAATGATCCGGAAGTCCATCCGGGATAAGGTAGAGGATGCCTGTGGCGCGGGCGGCATTATTTTTAAGCCGAGCGGTACATATAATCCGGCGGGAGCAATCGACTATGTAATGCCGGGCAGCTTTGCAGTGACAGAGAAGAACAGCAACGGGGATATCCTTGGGGTTATATTTATTGATCGGCAGATCAAGGGAGATGATTACTATACCAGATTGGAGTATCAGCACTTTACATCTTCGATCTCTGACGATAGAGAAGGAGTTGGAAGAACATACACCATTGAGAATAAGGCTTTCAGATCAAAGGGCAGCGACAGTCTGGGGCGCAGCATTGCACTGGCAGATGTACCGGAGTGGAAGAATATACCGGAATCAGTCACAATCTCCAACGTGGAAAAGCCATTGTTTGGGTATTTCAAGATGCCGTATAACAACACCATTGACTATACATCACCGGAGGGCGTGGCAGTATTTGCGAATTGTATCGAGGAACTGTGCAATCTGGATGTAGCGTGGAGCAGGAAAGATGATGAAGTCGATGATTCGCAGCATATTACATTTATTGATGAAAGTGCATTGATGAAACGCGATAAGAATACTGGAGATAAGGAAAGACTTGAACTTCCAAGATTTGTAAAGGGATTGAGGATGGGGGTTGAAGCTTCTAATACGATTAATGAACATGTACCAACACTGTTGACAGAACAGAGAGTTGCAGATATTAATTCCATTTTATCTATGATATCAACCAAGGCAGGATTCTCACAGGGGCAGTTTGTTCTTGATCGCAAGACAGGGATCACCACAGCAACGGAGATTGAAAGTGACGACAGCGAGACCGTGGAGACCATCACAGATATGAGGAATGCACTGAAATCTGCGATCAAGGATCTGGTATATGCACTGGACAAATACTGCGATGTATTTTTTAATATGCCGAGCGGGTACGTCAACGCACTGGATGAAAGCGTAGCGGATGAAGATGTATTTTATTTTAAGGATCTGCTGGCATCGTTTGAACAGGATCGAACCAGAGCATATCAGCTTATGATGAATGGTGTATACAGTAAACGAAAATACCTCAAAGAATATGAGGGATTTAATGATAAAGAGATTGATGAGATGTTTGCGGAGTGTGACGAAGAAAATGCAGGGGAGGACAAAGGCGGACTGTACGGGGAGGAATAAAGATGGTGCTAAAAATAATCATGCTCTTATTTTGTGTTTCATTTATAGAAGAAATGGATAAGGCAAGGAAAAAGAAAAAAATATGTGACACAATTTACTGGGGATTTTTAATGGTAAGTGCGGCGATTGCAGTATGGGGGATGTAAATGAGGTACGACAGGACCGTTGGAAACGTAAATATAAGGCTTGATACAAGCAGAATTGACGGAAATCTTAGACGCGCACAGGATAAACTGGACATGCAGGTCTTGAATGACATGATTCCATATATGCCGTTTCAACAGGGATCTATGATAGGAGCGACGAATATTATTGAACCTGGATTGATTGAGACGAATGTGCCATATGCGCATTATCAGTATATGGGAGAATTGTATCTGACAGAGGATGGAAGATCATGGGCGCGCAGCGGAGAAAAGAAATATCCAACTGGCAGGCCATTGCACTACGATGCGAACGGGCATCCGAAAGCTACGGATCATTGGTTTGAGAGAGCGAAGGAAACACATGGTCAAGAATGGGTTGATTTGGTTAAGAGAGAGGTAGGAAGAGGATAATGTTAACGCCGGATTATTTTTACGGAAAATCAGATAAACTGATAGAAATGTATCAGGAACTGGAAGATTGGATTATCAGTGATATAGCAATGCGTTTGATAAAATCGGGGGAAATGTCTGGCACTACTGATCGGGAACTTTGGAAACTCCAGCAGATGGGATTGCATCATACTGAAATTGTAAAAAGAATTTCACAAATGACAGGAAAGAGCAGGGACGAAGTGCGGCGTTTATTGCGTGATAGTGTTATGACATCATTCTCTGATGATGCAGAGGTTTTAAAACGGCTTGGAGATGTTCAAACACCTTTGCAAAATAATGCAGCCATCATGGCAATGAATGCCGAAATGATGAAAACATTCGGAGAATTGAATAATCTTACACGCACAACTATGTTGCAGACGCAGAGAGATTTACTCAATATGCTGAATGAGGTAGATTATCGTGTGGCATCTGGTATGCAGTCGTATAGCAGTGCAATATGTGAAGTGCTTGACAGATATGCACAGAGTGGCGTTGTGATTGATTATCCGACGGGTGCCAGGCGTTCTTTAGAAGCGGCAGTGCGTTGTTGTGTCGTTACTTCTATGAATCAGACGGCTGCTCAGGTAACTAATCAATACATAGCACAAAAAGGAATAGAGTATGTTCTTGTATCGGCACATATGGGAGCGCGGCATAGCAAGAAGTTCCCGGATGGAATACCATCACACGATCATTGGCAGGGAAAAGTATATAAAATCGTCGGGAGTGATAAAGACACACCAAATCTGTTAGATGCAACCGGATACACCATAGATCCAAAGACAGGACAGGGAAGAGTTGTAGATCCTCTTGGACTGCATGGATATAATTGCAGGCATTCCCATAAGCCGTGGGATAAGTCTCTGCGAAATCCTTATGTTGATGCAGATGGAAATCCTAAAATTAATGTGCACGAGAGCCAGGAATTGTATGAGAAACAACAGCAGCAGAGATCAATGGAGCGTGCTATTCGGCAGACCAAGCGCGAATTGCTGGCAAAACAGGCAGAGTTAAGCGGCATAGCAGAGACTGATGTAAAAGATATGTTGCAGCCACAATATGATAAACTTGCTTATAAACTGCGTATACAGAATCAACAGTATAAGCAATTCTGTGCGGATAATGGATTGCAGACGCAGGCTGATAGAATTAAGGTGGCAGGATTTAAGGAAAAACAGTTTGCGGTGGCAAACGGCAGGGCAACGGCTTATAGCAATTCTGTCAAAGTTCCGATGGAAAAAGCGAAGAATGTGGGATATACTAAAAGAACAAGGGAAGAGTTTGAACAGACTGCACAGCAGATAAAGAATGAAATAACGCAGTACTCTGACAGACCGTCGAAATGGAGTGGAAATATAAAAGTTGATAACACGCTGATAGAGGAGCAAACGCTAGGGAGAAAGGAATGGTCATGCGATATTTCACTTGTGGATACGGTTGATGATGGGGTAGTGTGGCACGAGATGCTCCATTCTTGTTCTGCAAGCTATTATAAACCAGAGGTATATAGTGCAAACGAGTATATCGAAGAGGCAACAGTTGAATGGCTTAAGCAGCAAATATGCACGGAAAAGAATATTATAAATTTGCCGGCTTACGAAGATAAAACGATAGTCTTGCAGACACTGAATGAAAGTTTTTTATTTGGAACAGATATGGAGTTTGCAAAGGAAATATTTAACGTTCCACTTCCAGAACGGTATCAATGGTTGGAAAATAGGGTAGATGAATGTCTAAGACAAGCCAGAGCTTCATTTGAAGATTATAATGAGGTTATGGGATTTGTTGAAAGGCTGAAAGGTGGTAGAAATGGCGGACATTAAAGGTCTTATAAAAAAAATAGAAGAGTATAATAAAAAATATATGATTACTGAAAATTCAAGCGAAGCGGATAAATTGATTGCAAAAATGCACGAGAAAAAATACACAAAAGAAGAATATTTCGAGGTAGAAGAGGAAGTAAAAGCTTTTATGCAATCAGATGCATCCGAAGCAGATAAGCAAAAAGTAATGGGTTATACAGAATCATTATCTATGCTTTGTGCAGCGATCAGAGAGGGCAGACTTGATATTTAGAAGCAATATATCATTCTTTTATTTTGGCACAAATTATATTCCAATATGAGTTATTATAATATTGCCAGATGGGTTTCGCCTATTCATTCTGAGCCTCCTTTCATGTAATACAGCACATGGCACCTTGAAATACAGGTGCTTTTTGTGCGCTTAAAAAATGGCACAAATCTTTTTCAATCTCATGATACAATTAGACATGAGGTAAAAGATATGGAGAACATAGAGAAAATGATAGATGAAAAGAAGAAACAGATGGTGGAGTCGTTGAAAAAAGGAAATTCGGTAGAGATCCATGCTTCTAAAGATGGAATCAAGGTATATGAGGTGAGAAAAAAGAAAATTTGATAATTGGCGCATAGAAATGGCTATGTGCAACAGCTAAAAGGAGCTGACTTCTTAGAAAAATCTAAGAGGTTGGCTCTTTTTTGTTTTTGGGAAATAGTTCAACAGGAAGAATAAAAACAAAAGATGTGGGTTCGAATCCCGCTTTCCCGATTGCCAGCTATGGAGTAAATAGCAACTCATTCGAGCCGGACTGACCGGAGTAAAAACTTGGAAAGAAAGAGGTAAGGAACATGGTAAAAGTAATCAGCGAATTGGAGAAGATTGGTCTGTCACTGACAGTTGAGCAGAAAGAATCCATCAAAAAGAGTATGGGCGAGGAATTATATTCTAAGCAGGAATTGGACAAGGAACTTTCCAAAACGCAGGAACTCGAAGAAAAAAATAAGGAACTTGTAGGAAAGCAGGAAACTCTTGAAAAGGAATTACAGACTATGAGAGATTCCGCACCGGATGCAGATGCACTGAATCAGAAGATTGCAGAACTGACGACCACACTGGAAGCAGAACGTAAGGAGCGTGCAGAGAAAGACGAAAGGGCAAGGCTTGATGGTCTTGTAACAGATTTCTTTGCTGATAAGCATTTTGTTAATGCTATCACGGCAGACGCGATCAAAGCGCAGCTGGTCGACAAACTTAACTCTGATGAAGCACGCGGAAAAAGTATTTCAGATCTGTTTGACGCCATTGTCAAGGATGATAAAGGCAATTATAAGCCGGACATTCTCATTGATGATAAGACATTCCAGGCGCAGCAGAACCGCAGCCAGATTGTTGGAAATCCAATTAATCAGCCGGATGGGGCAAAACTTTCTATGGCTGAACTTATGAAACTCAAAAACAAAAACCCGGATATGGACATTACGCCATATCTGAACAGAAAGAAGGAGAAATAACACATGGCATTATTTGATTTGGTAAATTTCAATGGTGAAGTATTTGATGCGGCAGTGCGCGAGACTCCGAATCTGCGTTTAAATGAGCTGCTTCATTGCGGCGCGATCGTAGAGCGTGGCGAGTATGCATCTTTATTGCCAGACCAGAAGGGCGGTAACTTTATCACAACTCTGATTAAGGCGCGTTTATCTGGCAAGACCGTAAATTATGACGGCAAGACAGACATTACAGCAGAAGAGCGCGGCAATTACACTATGGGGCGTATCGTTGTCGGCAGGGCGCAGGGATGGACAGAGAAAGATTTTGTATCTGATATTTCGGGGGATGATTATTCCGCAGCAGCCGGAGAGGTCGCAGAGTTCTGGGATGATGTAGATCAGGATACGCTTCTTAGCACCCTTAAAGGTGTGTTCTCTATGAGTACCGGAGAGGGTAAGAAGTTCGTAGATGCGCACACCTACGATATTACTGCAGAAACAGAAAATACTTTCGGACCTACAACCCTTAACAATGCAATGCAGAAAGCACTCGGAGACAGAAAAGCAAACTTCTCTCTTGCAATCATGCATTCTGTGGTCGCTACAAATCTGGAGAATCTTAAGCTGCTGGATTACATGAAATATACAGATGCCGATGGTATCGAACGTGATCTGGGGCTTGCTACCTTAAACGGCAGGATCGTACTTATTGACGATACGATGCCGGCTGTGGAAGTTGCAGAATCTTCTAAGGGTGCGGGGGATGGATATACAAAATACACCACCTATGTTCTTGGCAACGGAGCAATCGAGTACACAAACTGTGGTGTAAAGGTTGCATCTGAAATGGATCGTAATCCGGCGAAGAACGGTGGAGAGACAACATTGTATACCAGACAGAGAAAAGTATTTGCTCCATACGGTATTTCGTGGAAGAACACAGGCGTGATCTCTCCGACCGGTGCACAGTTAGAGGCAGGAACAAACTGGGAAATTGCGCAGAACAACTCTTCTGATAAACCGGATTACTTCCCGGCAAGAGCGATCAACATTGCGCAGATCATTACCAGGGGGTAAGAGAGAGGGGGATCTCTGATGGGATACACCACATATGACTTCTACAAAGAAAAATATTATGGGGATTCTATCGAGGAATCCCTTTTCCCCAAGTGGGAAGATCGTGCATCTGACAAGTTGAATCAGTTGACCTACGGGCATATTGATGATGCTGCCAAGGAAGAATTTGACGAGAAAATCCAGAAAGCCACCTGTGCATTGGCTGATCTGCTCTACCAGATAGATTTCAAGACCAGTCACGCCAGTGACGAAAAGGGCGGAAATGTGAAGTCAATGTCCTCCGGTGGACGGTCTATCAGCTTCGGAACTAATGAGACACTGATTGATAAGGTGCTTGGGGATAAGGTAGCGCAGAACCGGTTGTGTTATGACACGGTATGCGAATACCTGTCCGGCACCGGATTATTATATACGGGGTATGAATGATGGGATTCTTTGATAATAAGACAGTTACCCTTTTCAATCGCTCATTCAACGTGGAAACCGAAGAGGAAACATATTATCCGACCCTGCTCGAGGGTGTAGACCTTGTGGAAACCAAGGGAGCAAATGTCTCCAAGAGCGGCATGGACAGCGCGGATGCAGTGAAACTGTATGTTGATTTTGGCAATATTGCCAAACCATACCTTCCCCCGAAAGAGTGGGAAAACATGCCGAACAAATGCAAGCAGTACTTTTTGACATTTAATCCGGCACAGGATTTCTTTATCAAGGGGGATCATACGGGTACAATACTGCCGAAAAATGATGCCTATCAATGGCTGCTCGATCACTGTGACGATTGCTACAAGGTAACAACGATTGATAAATACGAGGATATTTTACCTCATTTTGAAGTAGGAGGCGTATAAATGGCAGAACCAGAAAAACTTACCATCCGGGATGCAGAGAACGCACAGAAAGGCATTCTTGCACTTGCTCTGGCATACCCGGACTATCCAAATCTGTTTAAGGCTGACAATACGACGATAAGATGGAACTCCATCAAGACGGATAGATCCATTGGATTATTCCCCATACAGGGGGCGGTATATCTGAAAAAGTATGTCAGTGGCAGCTATGTGGCGCAGATGCCTTTTCAGATACTTTATAAGTGTTCACCGACTACCAACAGGGCGAGTATTGAAGCACAGGAGATGTTGAATAATCTTGCGGCATGGATGGAAGAGAGCGGAATTGAGTTTAAAGATCCACATCTGACATTACAGTCAATTACGAGGACATCCCCGGTATATGGTGGCGAGCAGGATGAAAAAACGGTTGTGTATGCCATTAATATACAGCTGAAGTATTTTTATAAAAAATAACAGGAGGAAGATACATGAAAACGAACTTACAGTTTTTTGCAGAAGATCGTACCAACATGGTGTCATTACTTGATATTGGTACTCTCATCGGCAGCACAGCCAAGATCGTAGAGATGGGCGATGGCTACAAAGAGATCACAGAGGACTGGGGACCGAATACAGAGTCAACCCAGTACGTCAACATGAAAAACGCAAATAACACGGTAAAGGGATATGAGTTTTCGACAACACCGGAGCGTGATTACATGTCTGATGATATGCAGACTGCAATCGACACGATGTTCAAAATGTTCCCGACTGGAAAGCAGTGTGAGACATATTATTACAGATATTACAAAACAGACATTACAAAAAATACAGGCGATTGCATCCGCGTCCCGGTTACGGTATGCCCGTCAAGCACAGGCGGCTCCGGCGGCGATACGCTGACATCTTCGATTCAGATCAACGGAAATGGTGCGGTAGAACTTGGAACGATCACGATCGCCGGTGATGGCACATTTACATGGGCGGCGAAAGCGTCCGGTACATCAGGAAAATAATAAACGGTGTTAATCAAAAATTAGCATAATCGGGTGGGTTCCTTTCAGTCCTGCCCGATTTCTGAAAGGGTGGTAATTTATGGAAGAATTAGTATTAGACAGTGGTGTCAGAAAAATTGCAATTAAAAATGAGGACGGGGATGTCATTACCGTGTTGAGCATCAATGTCGCAGATGCCGACACAGCCGAGCGATTCGGACAGGTCATCAACAAACTGGAAAGAATCTCCGAGAACTGTGAGAAAGAGGCGGCAGCATGGAAGAAAGAACATGCACAGGATGAGGTAGATTCTGACAACGTTGATGTTGAGTCGGTTTTACAGGCAAACAGAATCCGGGTGAAGTACCTGAAACAGATTGCAGCAGAGATCGACGGTCTGTTCGGGGAAGACACAGTAAAAAACGTGTATGGAGATTTCACGCCGGATGAGACGTCACTGGTGGAATTTGTCGAGAAGATCATCCCAGTCATGAATAAGCTCTTCGGCAAGCGTTACGAGATGACCAGAAAACGCTATAACTCCGGCAGAAAAGGAGCACAGGCATGATTAACGTCATGCTTGATCCGCTGCCTGAGGAATGGAACGGTTACAAGGTTAATACATCATTTCGTATCGGCATACAGGTATTCCTTGTGCAGTATGACAAAGAATTGAATGAGTATGAGAAGAGTGATGCACTGATCTATCTGCTGTTCGATGAACGGGAGCACCCGGACGGGGATGATCTTCGCCAGTGTGTGGAGTGGTTTCTAAATGGCTGGTTTCATGACAAGCCGGGATCATCAAAGGATAACCGCAGGCTGGTAGATTACGACATTGACCAGTGGCGTATCTATGCAGATTTCCGGCAGATATATGGGATCGATCTCTCCTTGGATGATATGCACTGGTGGATGTTCAATGGTCTGCTCTGGAACATGCCTTATAAGCAGTCATCATTCCAACAGGTTATAGAAATCCGCAGGAAGAAAATCACATCCAAGATGGGAAAGGAAGAGAGACAGGCGATTAAGGAAGCACAGGAAATGTATGCCTTAGAACAGCCGGAAGAAAAGAAAGAGTATACCGAGGATGAAAAAGCAAAGATTGAGGAATACGATCAGATGATGGCAGAGATCAGAGCAAAGAAGAAAGCAGAAAAGGAACTGGGATTAGTTTAGGGAGTGAGGATTGCATATGGCTGGTGGGTATGATGGAGAAATCAGAATCAATACAAGAATTAACACAAATGAGTTCAACGCAGGAATAAACTCTATTGTGTCTAGTATTGGAAGAATTGCAAAAACATTAGGACTTGCTATATCAGCTACTGCATTTATAAGATTCGGAAAAGAAGCGATTGAACTTGCATCTGACTTAACAGAAGTTGACAACGTTGTGAATAAAGCATTTGGTAATATGCGCGGTGAAATGGATGCATTGGCAGAATCTGCTATCAAGAACCTTGGAATGAGTAGATTAATGGCATATCAGACTGGATCAACTTTTATGAGTATGGGAAAGTCAATGCTTACGAGTTCTGAGGATGCTAAGAATATGGCTCTGGAACTCACAAAGTTGACTGCTAATATGGCATCCTTTTTCAATGTATCACAGGATCTGGCAAGTATTGCCTTGAAATCCATATATACAGGGGAAACAGAAACTCTCAAGCAGTATGGCGTTGTCATGACCGAGGTAAACTTGAAACAGTTTGCACTTGAACAGGGAATAACAAAATCGTATTCTGCAATGTCACAGTCAGAGAAAGTAATGCTTCGTTATCAGTATGTTATGAGCCAGTTATCCTATATAGGTGATGATTTTATAGATACGCAGGATTCATGGGCGAATCAGACAAGAATTTTGTCTGAACAGTGGAAAGAATTCATGGGTATCATTGGAAATGGACTGATTACAGTATTAACACCGGTTGTCCAATTTTTAAATAAAATTGTTGCTGCCCTTATTAATGTTGCAAATACAATCAGTGCGATTATGTCAAAAATATTTGGCATTCAAATGCAGCAGATGAGTACAACGGCGTCGGCTGCGGAAGATGTTGCTGATGGATATTCTGATGCAGCAGATTCTATGGATGACTATGCAAACTCTGTATCGAACGCTGCAAAGAAGGCAAAAGGCGCGCTTGCTTCCTTTGATGAATTGAATGTTATATCGAAAAATCAGACGTCTGGCAGTGGGTCTGGTGGATCTGGTGGCACCGGTGGAACGGAAATAAAACCATTTGATACGTCAACTCAGGAGAGTGTTATAGATCAGCTTGAAGGTAAGTATAAGAAGTTTTTCGACTATCTTAAAAAGTTAAAAGATGATTTTATTAATGGGTTTCAAACTTCTTGGAATAATTTAGATGTTGACTCACAGGTTGAAAACATTAAAAAAAGTTTAGAGGGTATAAGAAAATCGCTTGTTGATATTTTTGCTGACAAAAGTGTATTGAGCGCAGCAGATAATTTTGCACAGACCGTTGTAACGTCTCTTGGCAGTATTAGTGCGTCTGTAATCAGTATTGGAACAACTATTGCAGAAAACTTTTTAGGGGGATTAAATAGCTATCTTGAAGAAAACTCTGGAAGAATAAAACAGTTTTTGATTAATTGTTTTAATATATCATCCGACATTACAACACTCATAGCTGAAGCATTTGAAACAATTGCAGATATTTTTTCTGTATTTGGAGATGAAAATGGACAGCAAATTACGGCGGATCTAATACAGATATTTGCTGATGCATTTTCTTTTATTACGGAAACTGCTTTAAAGTTTGTCAGAGACATGTTAGATATTCTCGTAACGCCAATTTCAGATAATAGCGAGAGTATTAAGAACACTTTGAATAATCTACTTGGATTTATCCAGCAGATAACAGGTGTTCTGAGTGATATTGTAAGACAAATAACAGATGGACTTACAGCTTTATATGATGAGCATTTAAAACCTTTTTTCGATTCCGTAAGAGACGGATTATCAGAGATAATGGCAGAAGCGTTGAAGTTATGGGATGAATATATTCAACCAGTACTGAATTATATTGCGAAATTAGTAACTGAAACGTATGAACAGCATCTAAAACCTGTTATAGACAATTTGATGGGATTATTAGGGGCGGTCATAGATTTGATAAAAACTTTATGGGAAGTAGTGTTAAAGCCTCTCATCATATGGCTAATGAATACTCTTGCACCGAAAGTATCTGACATTGCAAAAAAAGTAAGTGGATTTGTTTCAGCAGCAGTTGATATCATTTTAGATTGCATTAGTTTCGTGCTGAAAAATGCAGAAAATCTTATAAAAATTGTCACAGCACTTATTAATGGAGATTGGAAGGGGGCATGGAATGCTGCAAGAGATTTCGTTAAAGATGGAGCAAATGGAATTATAAAAATTATAGAAACAATGGTAAATAAAATCATTGATGGAATTAACACATTAACGAACGGATTTAATAGTATCGGTTTTGATGTTCCGGATTTCTTAGGAGGAGGCTCATGGCATCCTAGCATCCCGACAATTCCAAATGTAAATCTCCCACGTCTTGCCAACGGCGGTATCACAACCGGCAGCACTCTCGCAAACATCGGAGAAGCAGGACGCGAAGCAGTACTTCCGCTCGAAAATAACCTGTCTTACATGAAGCCGCTTGCAGAAATGATTGCAAGTGAGATGAAAGGCGTGCAGACGGTGCGGATCGTAGCGGACGAAGGAAAGATTTTCAAAATTGTAAAGGAAGAGGCAAACGACTATTACCGGAGAACCGGAAGTCCGGCATTTGACTTTTAGGAGAGGAGCGTATAAATGGCATACAGCGGATTTTTAATAAAAGTAGGCAATTACACAGTTCCTTTCCGGTATATAGAGGCAAAGAAGTATAAATGTGGGATCAAGGGACAGGATCTTGATTCTTACCGGGATGCGAACGGAGTATTGCACCGGGAGGCATTGAGCAATGTCTCAATTAAAACAGAATGGGAAACGCCGGGAGATATAGATGAGAAAGCATTGCGTGCACTGATGGATAACATCAGATCCCAATATTCCCATGCAATCGAAAAGAAATCGCTTGTTACCGCATGGATGCCAGAAATCGGTAATTATGTAACGATGTACTGCTATATGCCCGACGTGGAGTATCAGATAGATTATGCAGATGAATGGACAGTCCAGTATGGATCATTCCGGCTGGCATTTATCGGATATGGAGGTGTAATTGGATGATTGATTTTAAATATGCTGATTTATTTAAACAGAATAGCGTTGATGTCCAGCTTGAAATTATTTCCGATGATGGGAAAATCCATATCACAAATACAGAATTTCATGAGGAAGAGTTTGAATTAACAGAAAGCCTGTGTTCACAGTCTGAATTGACTTTTGGTGCTGTCGAAGCCGGATCTGTAAAATTCAAGGTATCAAATATTTTTCTTCCAATGAAAGGGAGATGGATGACCATCAGGATGATAATTGACGGGCACACAGATCAACCCTTTTTGATAGGAAGATTCAAAGGTTATTCCGATACGCCGACTGCTGACAGAAAATACCGAGATGTAGTGGCATATGATGCCCTTTATGACATTTTAAATGCAGATGTGGCAGCATGGTATAACACTGTCTTTCCATCCCATAAAGAGCAGCAAAAAGATAAAGATGGAAAAACTACGACTGTTACAGTTTATGATCCGGTCACAATGAAGCAATTCCGGGACAGCTTTTTTAAGCACTTCGGGATTGAGCAGGCTGACATTGATCTTATCAATGACAACATGTCTATTGAAAAAACAGTTGCGGTCACGCCATCCAGTGAGACAAGTTCTGATACAGAGGAATCGAGCACCATAGGCGAATCTATGAGCGGCAAAGAAGTGTTGTCCTGCATTTGTGAGATCAATGGCTGCATGGGGCACATGGGGCGCGACGGGAAGTTTCATTATATATATCTGGAGCAGAATATACAGGGACTTTATCCGAGAAACGATCTTTATCCGGCAGATGATTTGTTCCCAAGAGATCCGAAAAGCAACCGTATCGGGAAGGATTTATATATAACGGCTGAGTATGAAGATTTTCTTGTTAAAACAATCAATAAGTTACAGATCCGGGAGCAGAAGAATGATATCGGCGTGATCGTAGGTACTGGAGACAATGCTTATGTGATCGAGGATAATTTTCTTGTATATGGCAAAGGCACAAAAGAACTGAAAGGCATTGCAAAAAATATCCTTTCCAAGATCAGAGGGATTGTTTACCGCCCGTTTACAGCGGACTGCAAAGGAAATCCGTGTCTTGAGGTCGGGGATGCAGTGCGGCTGCCGACCAGATATGAACTGATTGAGTCCTATATTCTGAAAAGAACCCTGAAAGGTATACAGGCTTTGCGTGATGATTTGGAAGCGGATGGGGAAGAGTACCGGACAAACGGGGCGAACGGAATACAGAAAAGTATTTTAAAGCTCAAAGGCAAGAGCAATGTGTTGGAGCGAACCATTGAAAAGACACAGAGCACGATAACTGATGTTGAGAAGGGATTGCAGTCACAGATCACGCAAACTGCAACCGAAATTCGCACAGAAGTTAAAAATACAACGGATGGTTTATCATCGAGAATCACGCAAAATGCGAGCAGTATTACAGCAGAAGTCAAAAGGGCACAGGGGCAGGAAGTTGAACTTGCGGCAGCCATTAAAATCAATGAGGATAAAATTACTGCGGAGGTTACCAGGGCAAGTAAAACAGAGGGAGAGTTATCCGGCAAAATAGAAGTGACTGCAGAAGAGATTCGTTCGGAAGTGAGTGCTTCCCTCAACACATGGGACTGGGATGAAAGTAAATATAACATTATTTATTTCGGGCATGGAGATCAAGGGCATGGATATAAACCGAGTAGCGATATCGAGAATAAGTGCTATCTGAATCTGGATAATGGTACTATTTGGCAATGCGTAAAGGTTGCGAATTCCACTTATGCGTGGGAATATCGTGCTAATGCTAAATTGATAGCAAATAGCATGACAAGTGCCTTCAAGCAGACATCACGGGAAATTAGCACGAAAGTGCAGAAAGATAATGTTATTTCATCTATTAATCAGACTGCGGAATCTATCAAAATTAAAGCATCGAAGCTACAGCTTGATGGAGACACAAGGATTACCGGAGGAACGATTCGTATTGAAACAACGGAATCTGTTGACAATATTATCCAGTTAAAACGTCCTGGGACGCTTGTAAAAATGGGAAATGATGGTATGTATGCTGAGGCTGACACGCGGTCTGCGGTGTTTCAGTATTCCAATATTACAGTGCAGGATAGTGCTGGTGGAAAAGATGCTGCAGGAAATACAGTTGCAACGATAGCTCAAATGCTATCATCTGGAAAAGGAATTTCTTCCTATGGCTGGGAAAGTTATTCTGATCGACGTTTAAAACATGGAATAAAAGCGCTTGATAAGAAAAAAAGTGCAAAAGTTATATTGAAACTTGTACCATGTGAATTTATATATAACTTCGATAAAAGTGAAACCGTTAGGCATGGATTTACGGCACAGAATGCAATGGAAGCAGTTGATAATGAGTGGGAAGTATGTGGAAAGAACAATGTTGATGGAACAGAATATTACACACTCGACAAAACGAATCTGATCGCTGATCTGGTTGCAACAGTGCAATTACAGCATGAAGAAATAAAAGAATTGAAGGAAACGGTAGGTATTCTATGATAAATGCAAAAATTCGTGAATTTGAAAACGATATTATAAATTATGTAAATTTGTGCGAGGATGTTCCAATCGAAGCTAAGTACCTGGTGTTTAAGGATATTCTGCGGCAAATCAAGGAAGAGGCAAACAGGCAGGTTACAGTAGAGCGGGAACAAATGAAGCTTGCAAAGGAAAGGGAGAGTGAGGATCATGAATAAAGCGCATATTGATATTAATTGGGAGAATTACCCGAGTGATGAAACACCGGTCAATGAAAGAAACCTCAATAGAATGGATGGCTCGATTGATATCATTGATGATCGTGTAATCACTCTCGATACCACAAAAGCAACCAAGGCAGAAGTGGCAACCCTTGTTGCGGATGTGACGTTCGAGGAGTCGACGGGAATTATCACAATCACGAAAAAGAACGGATCCAAGATTACGATTGATACACAGATGGAGAAAATCGCAATCAACTTCGATTATAACCCGACTACACAGCAGATTATTTTGACTCTGATCGATGGTACGAAGCAGTACATAGACCTGTCGGCACTGATTACACAGTATGAGTTCCTTGATTCTGATACGGTAGCTTTTTATATTGATAAGGATGGAAAAGTGTCTGCCACCGTCAAAGAGGGTAGCATCGAGGAAAAACACTTGGAGCCAAACTATCTTGCAAAAATTAAGGTGGAAGTAGCAAAGTCAGAGTCAAGCCAGCAGGCAGCGGCAATGTCTGAAATAAACGCCAAAGCAAGTGAGAATGCCGCAAAAGCCAGTGAAACAGCGGCAAAAACATCCGAAACCAATGCCAAAGCGTCAGAGACAGCAGCGGCGAAGTCAGCCACGGCGGCAGCAATATCCGAGACTAACGCAAAAGCCAGTGAGACATCCGCCAGTCAGTCTGCAGCCACAGCCACAAGTGAAGCGGCATCTGCCAGCCAGTCCGCCAGTACCGCCATAGATAAAGCCACAATCGCAACGCAGAAAGCAACAGAGATCATCGGTAAAGCCGAATCTGCAGCAGATAGTGCAACTAAAGCACAGAGTTATGCCGTGGGTGGTACCGGGAGCAGAGAGGGCGAGGATTCTGACAATGCAAAGTACTATTATGAACAGTCAAAAGACGTGTCCGAAGGTCTTAAAGGTGGATTGCAGCCACATGGAACGGTAGCTTTTGCAGATTTACCGGCACTTTCAGATGTTAACTCTGGTTGGATGTACAACATTTCAGATGAATTTACCACTACGGATGAATTTAAAGAAGGAGCCGGTAACGTCATTCCTACTGGTGCAAATATCTATAAAACATCAGATGATAAGTGGGATGTGCTTGCCGGAACTCCAGTTACCGGAATCAAAGGTGTAAATGAAGATTCTTTCCGTAGGGGCAATGTAGAACTCACAGCAGAAAACGTCGGTGCAGTGGCAACCGGTGGAGATACAGCCGAGAACACAACCGCTTTTACGAGTAGTGATGTGGCAGACGGATCAGCGTCAGCATGGACAAGCGTATCAAAATTATCAAGTGGCGAAAAACATTCTTCTATTTTAAAAAAGGTGTCACAGATGTTCAAGAATGTGCGGTATCTCTATAAAATGCTTGGAACGACAGACATTTCTAAGATTGGGAATGGTACTTGTACAGGGGCGATATCATCGTTAAACAGCAGTTTAAAGAAATATTATACACAGACAGAGGTTGATAATATTATTGAAAAAAACAA